CTGCAGCTGACATCGTTTCTGATCCTTCTGCACCTGATGCTTTCGTTGAAGGCATTATGGAAGGTAAAGATTGGGTATGGGACGGTGGTATTCTGAGGGAAGCTCAGGTAGCTAAAACCTACAAAACCATCAATACTCTTGTAACCCAGAAACAACTTGATGAAAAGAAAGTTCAACTTTTCAACGACTTCTTGAACAACCTGTAAGTTGTAATACAGAAGTATTAAATTTATAAATAAATATAGATTAAATAAGGTTAATCGGAGCAAAGTTCAAATGTCTCGTGGAGATTTACAAGAAATGGAGCAGTCCAAAACTGCTGTTAATGCGAACGCCAAAGCCGGTGATCCCATGCAGCACCTCGCACCCGGAGCCGTCGATGGACAGGCTTCCGTAGAAGATCTCGGTGGTCCTACCCCCGAGAACTACAAGCCCGACAATGATTCGGCTAAGCTGAAGGAACCCAAAGTTAAAACCGTCAAAGACGTTGTTAACAAGGGAGCCAAACCCGCTGATCCTATGAAAGGAATGAAGGAAGAAGAAGAAATCGATTCCGAAGAAGTCCTGGAAGAGGAAGAGGTTGTTGCTGAAGATACTACCGACGAAGAGTACGATATCGAAGAAGATGTCAACGCTCTCCTTGGTGGCGAAGAACTCTCCGAGGAGTTCAGAGAAAAGGCTAAGGTTGTTTTCGAAGCCGCTCTGAATTCTAAAGTAACCGAAATCCAAGAAGCCCTTGAGGTCCAGTACGAACAAAAACTGGAAGAAGCCCGTGAGGGTCTCAAGGACGCTCTCACTGAGAGAGTAGATTCGTATCTCGAATATGTCGCTGAAGAGTGGATGACCGAGAACGAACTGGCTATCGAACATGGTCTCAAGACCGAAATGACTGAGTCCTTCCTTTCTGGAATGAAGGGACTTTTTGAAGAACATTATGTAACTATCCCTGAAGACAAATATGATGTACTTGAGAGCATGGTAGCCAAACTTGATGATATGGAGACAAAACTCAATGAGCAGATTGACAAGAACATCGGACTGAATAAGAGACTCGCTGAGTCCACTTCTGATGTAATTCTTTCAACTGTTTCTGAAGGCCTCGCAGCCACACAGAAAGAGAAGCTCGCATCACTTGCTGAAAGTGTTGAGTTTGAAAGTGAAGAAGAGTATCGTGAAAAACTGGAAACCCTGAAGGAGTCGTACTTCTCCAGAGCTCCTGTTTCAACATCGGAAGCCCCACAGACATTATCTGAGGGTGTAGACACAACCGAAGCCCCTATTGGTAGCGGTATGGAAGCCTATCTCAGAACACTGGGTGCTTTCAAAAAGTGAATTTTAGATTAATTCAAACACAAACACAAACGTAAAAGGTAAAAGCAAATGTTCCAGTCCGAGCATCTGCAGGAAAAGTGGAGTCCCCTCCTCGATTATGAGGGCCTTGATCCTATCAAGGATGCACATCGTAGAAGTGTAACCGCTGTCCTGCTTGAGAACCAAGAAAAGTTCCTCAAAGAAGAGCAAGCATTTAGTCAGGGTATCAACCTGATGGAATCCCCAACCAACAGTGCTAACGCACCTGGTGGTTCTGGTGGTTTTTCCGGATCCGCCGCAGCAGCTGGTCCTGTTGCCGGTTTCGACCCCGTTCTGATTTCTTTGATCAGACGTGCAATGCCTAACCTGGTCGCTTATGACCTGGCTGGTGTTCAACCAATGAATGGACCTACTGGACTTATCTTCGCGATGAGATCCCGTTATGAGACTCAGACTGGTACTGAGGCTCTGTTCAATGAAGCTGATACCGCATTCTCTGGTCAGGATGCAGGCTTCGACCTTACCGCTGGTTTCGCCGATGGCGACGTTGGTTTGGGAACAACAGCACAGAGAGGAGATAATCCTTCTGTTCTTAACCCCGTTGGTACCGCTTCGACCAACACTGCAGCCTATACCACTGGTGGTGGTATGGTTACGGGCGACGCTGAGAACCTTGATGGTTCTGGCGATAACGCTTTCAACCAGATGGCATTCTCGATTGAGAAAGTCACTGTTACCGCTAAGTCTAGAGCACTGAAGGCTGAGTACAGTTTGGAACTGGCTCAAGACCTTAAGGCTATCCACGGTCTTAACGCTGAAGCCGAACTGGCTAACATCCTTTCTACTGAAATCTTGGCCGAGATTAACCGTGAGGTTATCCGTACCATCTATATGACGGCAGAACAGGGTGCAGCTCAGAACGTTGCTACCGCTGGTGTATTTGACCTTGACATCGACTCTAATGGTCGTTGGTCTGTTGAGAAGTTCAAAGGACTTCTGTTCCAAATCGAGCGTGACGCTAACGCGATCGCACAAAGAACTCGTAGAGGAAAAGGCAACATGGTTCTGTGTTCCGCAGACGTTGCTTCCGCACTTACGATGGCTGGTATCCTGGATTACACCCCAGCACTCAACGCTAACTTGAACGTTGATGACACCGGTAACACTTTTGCTGGTACGATTAACGGTAAGTTCCGTGTATACATCGACCCCTATTCGGCTAACCTGACCTCCGGTAACGGAGCCAACGGTAACCAGTATTACGTCGTTGGTTATAAGGGTTCTTCACCTTATGACGCAGGTCTGTTCTACTGTCCTTACGTTCCTCTTCAGATGGTTCGTGCAGTTGGAGAGAACTCCTTCCAGC